CTCTTTGTGGCCTGGAGATTAAGGGCAAGCGCTGGGTCGTCGAACACATGCGACCGCTTGGCCTGGGCGGAACGAATGAGGTCGAAGATAACCTCCGGCCAGTCCATGAGGCTTGCGCAAGAGAAAAAACGATTGAGGACGTTAAAGCAATCGCTCGCGCGAAACGTATCAAAATGCGGGCGATTGGCATTGAGACGAGCGGAAAAAAGATCCAGTCCAGAGGCTTCCCGCGAGCTGAAAAACAAGCGCGCATAGAAAAACAAAAGCTGCCGCCGAGGAGCCTATACGAATGAATGGCGTCGTGTTCATGTTGAGCAAGGAGCAGCGGGAGAGGCTCAAACCGGCTTTCGCGCTCTATGAGAAAATCGGCGCCGCCATCGGATCGTCAAAGGGCCAAGACGTGGTCAACGCCTTCGCCCTGCTCATCGCCGCCAACTGCTCGGCCAGGGGCTACGACGTGGAAGATGTGATCGATTTTCTGGAAGAAGCGACCGAGGAGGTTTTCCAAGCGATCGTCGTCAGCGGCGAGATAAAGGAAAACAACGTCGTGGACATCAATGATTTTATGACGCCGGTCAATAAAAAGGACGGGCATTGACACTAAAGTATCAGCAAGGGTAAAAGGAATACTGCGATGGCGGAAGCTATGGCTAAATTGATGAACCTGGAAGAGGCGTCCGGCATCCTCGGCATATGCAGCCGTCAGATGCGGAAGATAATCAAGGAAGGGAAAATCCCTTTCGTGAATGTCGGCAATAAGACCCGCCCAGCTTACAGGTTCAGGCCCGCCGACATCGATGCGTTTATTTCGGGGAGGATCACACTATGCCAGCCAAAATTACAGGCCTCATCAAGCGTGGAGACGTCTGGCATTTCGACTTCCGGCTTCAAGGTCATCGATTTCACGGAACTACACATGAAAATGAGCGGGGGAAAGCCGAAAGGCGGCTCGCGGAAATCAAAGCCGAGAAATCTGAGTATCTAAAACAGCTGAACGGGACGATCCCGTGGACGTTTGGCATGGCCGCAACCACCTGGTGGGAGCATAAGGGCCAGCATCGCAAAGACCACAAGGATGTCGTGCGTTTTTTGAAATGGCTTAACTTGCAAATCGGCTCGAAAAGAGCGCTTGCCACGATCGACAACCAGGTCGTGGCCCAGCTCGTCGCCAAGCGCCGCGCCGAGGATGTAACCGCCGGCACCGTCAATCGCTCGGTCACTGAGCCAATGCGCGCGATCCTGCGCTACGCCGAGTTCCTTGAGCAGCCGGTCAAGCGGATCAACTGGCGTGAGCATCTCCTGAAAGAGGACGCCGAGCGCGTCCGCGAGATGTCAGCCGACGAGGAGCAGCTTCTATTTGCCGCCTTCCGGCAAGACTTTCTGCCGATCATCAAGTTCCTGCTCTCCACCGGCATCCGGCGCGCCGAGGCCTGCAACCTGGTCTGGAACGACGTGGACATGAACACCGCCACCATGACCGTGCGCGGCAAGGGCGGGACGGTCGATCGGCGCCCGCTGCCAAAAGCCGCTATGGCGATCCTTCAGGGCGAGCTGGGCAATCACCCTACCCGCGTCTTTACCTATGTCGTCAAACGCCATGAGTTCGCCAACGCGCCGCTCGGCTCCCGCGTTCCGATCTGCCCCGACACCCTCTCCACCGCTTATTGGAGAGCCAGGAAAAATTCCGGCGTCACCGATCTGCGCCTGCATGACATCCGGCACACGACCGCCTCTCGTGTCGTGCGCAAGACAGGCAACCTGATGGCGGCGAGCAAGGCTCTCGGCCACAAGCGGATCACGACGACCCAGCGCTACGCCCACCTCGCCGCCGAGGACGTGCGCGCCGCTCTGGACGCAGCCGCATCTCCCACAATCGTCCCACAGGACAAGCAGGATAAGGCTGCAAATGATTGATATGTCTGGGATCTATGCTTGCTGGAAGCGCATCTTGGGAAGCTGTCGTTCTACCACTGAACTACGCCCGCGCGCTTTTGTAAAGCACAGAAATCATTACAGCTTCTCTAGCGCCTCGGCAAGACCCCCAGAACAAAAACTAGAACAAAACGGGCCATGTGGGAGTTTTGTGGGACAGATCTCCCACAAAATTCACTACATTGTTCGCCGCCTGTTCTCTCGCTCAAAAATTACCGGCGCCCGCCACTGGGGATCGCCCGGCACCAATAACCCTCCCCCGGCTGGCCGCCCGCCGCGCGTGAGGGTTCGCATCTCCCTGGGCGGCCAGGAGATGTCAGAATGAGCTTTGAGGCTATCATCAACGACCAGCGCGCCATCTCGCGCCTGACCGTCGCCATTAACTCGATCGTCGCTCAGCAAGTGTTCGATGGCCGGGCCAACAAGCCGTGGATCTATGACGACACCCAGCGCATGCTCGGCGTCGCCTGGAACCTGGATCTTGCCTCCCTGGCGCCGACCCAGCAGTCGGGCGACCACTATGGCCTCGTCTCTGAGACGCAGGCGCCGGCGAACCCCAAGCTGGAAGCGCTCAGCAAGATCATCTCGGATCAGCTGGAGACGATCGAAGAGAAGCCGGCCAAGCGTAAGGCGGCGGCATGAGAGCCGCCCTTGAAATCTTCGAGGCGGCGATGATCGTTTTCCTGATCGGGCTGGTCGTCATCCTCGGGGTGGCGGCCCTCGTTCATACGTTTCTCGACCCGCCAGAAACAAAAAAGGCCCGGCTAGAGTTTCCTCCAGCCGGGTATTTCTGTCCCCTCGACCATGAGGGGCATTGCGCTGCGAAAGCTGATTGAGGGCTACGGCCCTCTTTCTATCTTCGCTTCTCTATTGCGGCCTCTATTCTCTCAACAGACTTTAAGATGCTTTCCAGCTTCTCTGCGGATCTGGCTTGTCCAGTTTCCAGATCTCTCACGCGGGTCTCGATGTCTTTCTGCGCGACCGTCAGATGCGACAGACCCTGGTGGGTTGCATCAGATCGTTCAGTCATCGACCCCCAGGCGATAAAGCCGGCGCCGGCCAGAGCCACAAGGTTCACGATATTACCTAAAGAGAAATCCCATCTAATGTGGCCGGTCGGTTCTTCGTCCATTATTTCACCCTGCAAGCATCGCGGAATTTGCCATAGTCAGTAACCAGGCGGCGCAGCTCGGCGTCTTTATGGAGCGCTCGCATTTCAGCGGCGGCTCGCTTCATCTGGTCGGCGGAATAATTGACCAGGGGCGGGCAACCGCCGCCCCCCGTCGATTGGCAGGCAGCGAGATTAAAAAGTGCCGCCGTTAAGGCGATCGATTGTTTCATCATCTGTCCTCGCCTGGGCAATGATCTCGGCGCGCTTCTTGTCGATCGCCGCCTGCTCCTCCAGCTTGCGCAGACGCTCGGAAAGCACACCCTTCTCGCGCTCCAGGGAGAGAGCGAAGATGAACAGGGTCACTCCGAAAGCGCCCAGCAAGCCGATGATCAGGATCGTCATCATTTCGTGGCAGGCGGGGTCGAGGTGATCGAGCGCATGACAGCCATCACGACAGACATGGCGATGATCGACCAGCCGGCCTTCGGATCCTGCAGAAAAGAGTTCCAATCGGCGACCGCCAAGGCGCCGAAAGCCGCCGTCAGAGCCGACATCAAATAAGTTCTCCAACCAATAAGCATATGCGTTCTCCTAGTTGCAGGGATTGCGGGTGTTATCTCTGGCGAGGCATTCAACGTATTTCGCTGATGTGCATCCCGTCAGAAGAGTTGCTGCGCCGAACAGCGCCAGGCAGAACAATGCCGCCAGCGTTAGAAATCGGATCGTCTCGGTCATGTTTCGATCTGAACGTGAGGGCCATCGACGATGGATTTCCATTCGACGCCGTAGGTGATCGCCTTCGTCAGCCCCAGCTCTTTGGCCGCAGCTTTGAACGCCTTGTTGACGATGGTCTGGTAGTCAGCAAGCTTCCATGACACCTCACCGCCAGGCTTAGCGACGAAATCAATCGCCTTGCCGCGAAGGTGATAGCTGTTCATCGTGCGGCTCTTGCCGGTTTTCACCAGATACGCCTGGCGCTCTTTTGTGCGCAGTCCTTCGGTAATCTCAAACGGGATCGGGCTGATTTCGCGGGCGCGCTTCACCAGCTGCACGAGCGTAGGATCGACCCCCCGCATGCGCACGAGGCTTGTTGCATTCAGTTTCGTCATTGCAGCTCCCAATGCACAAGCCGCCCAATGTCGAAGAGCAGGCGGCAAAGAAAAAGGGCTGCACCGATCAGGCACAGCCCTTTGATGAATTGGATCTCGTCGTCCGGCATTACGGCTCGTCGAGGAGACCTCGGACAGCAGCAGCTCCGGCTATGCCGCCGAACGGTTGCGTCGCACGAGCCGCGCCGCGCTGGATCCTATTCGGAGGAGGCAGAACAGGGTTCCTGGTGCCGCCTGCCCTAACAACGCGCATCGCCTCGTTGACGTTGCGCCTCGTCAGTCGATCTCCGAGAACTTTTGCGCCATGCGTAACGCCTGTGATTGCGAGCGCGAGTTCAGGATAATCATGCAGGATTGAACCCAGAGCGAGAGCCGATACCGGCCCTTTCAACGGTGAATAATTGCCGATCTTTCGCGCCGCGTTCTCTGCCGTATTGCCTCTGACGCCAACCTCCATTGCCGCGTTTTCGTCAGGCGTATAGGCCTGGGTGCCGTTTTTCTCCCAGACGCTGCGGAGGTTTTGGCGCATGGCGTTGTTGATGTTGCCGCCGGAATAGGTCGAGCCAGCGCGGTTCTGTGCGCGCCACATTGCGTCGTCCAGCTCGTTAGCCTTGGAGTAGGATCCCCAGTGCCTGTTGCCTTCAGCCAGGTTCGCCGCCGAGACCGTGCCGTCTCCACCGACAAAATGGTGGTCGGCGGGGTTGGTGAGGAGCTTGTCGAACTCATCCATCAGCATTGAGCCAAAGCGCGCCTCGTTGTCGTCGTCGGCGCGGCGGATATTCTGGATCATGCTCCTGACGTTTTGGATCTGTGTCGGCGTCGGCATACCGAGACCCATCGCCTGCATCTGCTTGAGCTTGTCCAGCTCTCGCATCACGCCGATCGGTTTTGATGTGATGGACGATGACCAGCCCTGAGACTGCAGCTTTTTCATCAGGGCGTCGCGCATGTCGCCGACAAAGGCTGGCGTGTATCGACCGCCGGAGTTCTCAAACCGATCGTAAAAGGCCTGCGCCGTATCCTTCAGGCTCTGCGTCGATGGCGAGCGAGCGACCCGCTCTGCAGCATTTGTCAGAGCAGCGGCGTTTCTGACGCCGGCGCCGAGGGCATGACCGGCTGCGCCGCCGGCTGTGCCGACCAGGGAGCCTTTCAGCATCTGATCCGGCATCTCGGCGATCGTGTCAGCGTCGCCTGCAGCCTGGACGGCGCCAGTGACAGCGCCCGCGCCCATGCTATTTTTCAGCGCCTCATAATTGGCTCTGGAAGCCGCAGGAGCGACCGCAGCTCTAGGGGCGACAGATCCAGCGACAGCCGGCAAAGACGCGCCAGCGCCTTCCGTAGCCACAGGCAGCGACGCCCCAGCTCTGGTGAGCAGCGGGACACCCGCCTCAACCGCTTTTTTGCCGGCCATGAGACCGCGCAGGCCGGTGAATACCTCGCCGCCGGCGATCGACGCGGGGATGGATCCGACGACCTCGGCGCCAGTGCCATACCAGCCGGTCGATTTATCTGCGGCATCCAGTGCGCGCCGCTCATAGTCGCGCGCGTTGGTGTATCGCTCGCCGAACGTGTTGCCGACTGCGCCGCGACCGCCAAAGATCCCTTTCAGTGCAGCTGACGCCTCATCGCCAAAGCCGAGCGCAGCGCCCTGCTTGAACTTGCGCATCATGCCGGAGGTGAAATCAGTCGGCGGCTCTGCCGAGCTGTGCAGCTTGTTAAATGCCGCCTCGATCGTCGCCCATTCCGGGGTTCCCTGCTTGTCGGCATTATTGACGAGCCAGCCCGCAAGCTCCTTGAGATCTTCAGACATTCTTACATCCCCAAAATCTGGCGAGCTTTGTCGAGTGTCGAACTAGGCTGAGCTTGACCAGGCGCCGGCGGCGACTTTTTAGGCTCTTCACCCAGCTTCAGTATCTCAGCGATCTCCGGCTTGATCAGCGACTGCGAGGTTGGCCCCATCGTGTTTCGCCACTCTTCGTCCTGGACGCCAATCTTTTCGCCCAGTAGGCGGATCTGGTTGCGGATGCGAGCTTGGACAGCGGCTTTGCCAAGCGCAGGATCAAACAGCTCTTTGATCTTCTCGCGGCCACCCTCTGACGCAATGCCGAGAGCCTTCGCCATTTCGTCGCCGCCGATCTCCATCGTCTGCAGATAATTCATCGCGGCAATCGCATTCGGATCGCCCTCATCCGCCTTACGTTTCATTGCGTAGACGTCGTAAGAGTTCTTGGCGCCGGAGAGAAAACCGTAGTCGTTCTGCGGGAGAGCGTTGGAATAATCCATCAGCGCTTTGAAATGGCGCAGGCCGACCTCGGCGTTCTTACGCATGCCGCCGGAGGAATTGGGCTGATTGCTCGCCTGATCCAGCTGCGCCTTCTTGCGCACGTCAAACGTCGCGGCGTTGTAGGACGGGTCAACCATGCTGACTAGGCTATTCAGGACAGCGCCGGCCTGTGTGCCGAGCTTCCTAGTCGGGAAAGGCTGCTGTCCGCTGACAATGCCTTCGACCTCAGACGCAAGCGACGGGTAAGATTTCTTGATAACCTCAAGCGCCTCTTTGCCGCTTTTGCCGTTCGCCTGCTGCGCAACAGCGTCCAGGGAGGGCATGGCGTTACCGCCGCCAGCGGAATAAGGCTTGATAGTCCCGTCAGGGTAGATCCAGCCATACTGATCCTCGCCGAGCGGGTTCGTGCCGACCTTCTCAAATTTTGGCTTGGACGCGGAGGCGATCGCTGCGAGCTTGGCGGCGCGGTCGAGCGGATCCTGCGTAGCGCGGTGGACGACAATCTGCTCCAGGGAGGACGGCGACAGGGTCGCAAGCGCTTCCGGCGTGACGCCAAATTTCTCGGCGAAGCCAGGCTCAGATTTCATGCGCTCAAAGAGAGCGTTGCGGCGTTCGACATCGCCCTGCTCCTGCTGCGCGCGGGTATTCATCAGACGGGCCTGCGCCGCCATCTGCATGTCGTTCTGGATGCCGTCCATATACTGCGGCGCCTGCGCCAGGATCGTCGCGCGCTCACGCGGCGTCATGCGCTGGCCGGCGGCGACAAGCATCATGCCGAGCTGGCCCATACGGCTTAGCGCGGCGTTGTTAAAGTCATGCTGCTGCGTCTGCTGCATTGTCGGAGCGGCGACTGTAGCCACAGTCGGTGTGGGCGCATTCACAGGGCCAGACGGCTGCTGGTTATTCGTCATCCGTTGAAGGAGATCAAAGATAGACATTATTGCTCACCCCCAAGGAGGCCCAGAGCGCGGGCGTGGTTTAGTTTGTGAAAGTCGAGCATCGCCTGCTGGAAAGCCGGGACATCCTGATCGTCCTGCTCATCCTGGCTCTCATCAGCCAAGCCCATCGCAGCCTTGCGGACGCCGATCAGGCCGGTAGGCATTGCAGGCATTGGCGTAGGCTCAGAGGGAGCGGCAGGCTGCTTGGCGCTATCCAGCAAGCCGATAAGCTCAGTGATATTGCTCGGCGTGCGAGTGGCCGTTTCAGCCGAATACGCCATTGGCGTAGCGCCGCCCATTCTGGCGACATGAGACGCAACAGTGCCGTTGCCATCGCTTGCGCTGTAATGGCCCGGTGAGCCGGCATTGACTGTCGAATACATATCCAACAGCCCCATGCCGGGTTTGAAGCCTCTGGCGGCTAGGAACTTGCCAAAGGCGTCGATCTGGTTACGGGCGCTCGGGGTTTTCGTAGAAATGCCAAACTGCGCCCGCTCAGACGGGCCAGCCTGAAAGATGCCGAAATACTTGTTACCCTTGCCGCCCCAGACGTCAGGCCGGTTGCTGCTTTCATAGGAGAAAACCTTGAGAGCATCATCCGGGTTGTAATGATCACGGGCTGCTGCCTGTTTGAGGTAGGCAATATCCTCTGGCGTCAGTTTCATTTGAACCTACCTGATCAATATTTGCTGGCGAACGGCGACCACCCAAGCAACCCTGCTCCGGTGCCAAGCGCATTTGCCATGCCGCCCATCATGCTTGTGCCGCCGGCAGGAGCGGCAAACATGCTACCCAAACCCATCAACCCACCGAGGCCTGTCATCAGCGGGTTGCTGCTTGTTTGCTGAGTAGGCATCCACGACATGCCGGAGCTGTTTGTCTTGGTATTGCCAGTCGTCGTGCCGCTCATCGTGGCATTGGTGTCGGAATTAGCCGTCGTCGTGCCGGACGTGTTCTGAGCGGTATTCATCGTCTGGTTGTTTGCGGTAGACGTTGCCGTCGAATGCGGAGCGGCGCTGAGCGTCTGGTTGTAGAGCTGCTGCAGCTGGAGAGGCATATTCTGCTGACGCAGCCACTCATTGTAGGCAGCGGTGTTTGCGTTCTGATCTGTGGTTTGAGCAAGGTTGCCGTAATTGAGCAGATTGTTGACGCCGCTGTTAAACGAGTTCTGCGCCGCCGTGCCGACATTGGCGATGGCGTTGCCGCCGGAGAGCAGATTGTTGAGGTAGTTCTGATACGAGTTCTGATTGTTCTGCTGAGCGGACAGATTATTCTGCACATCCTGGCTCAGCATACCCGTAGCCTGATTGTAGCCGCTGTTCAGAAGGTTTGCGATCAGGTTGTTAGTATTCATGTTATTCTGAGCCGTCGCGACGCCTTCTTGGATGCCGTGACGCGATCCGCCAAACGCCTTGGCGGCGATAGCCTGATCAGCCGTCTGCTTTAGCGACTGATCTAAATTCTGCCGGCTCATATCCTGAACGCTGTTCACGACGTTCTGGATGTAAGGGTTCATATAGTCGCCGATACCGGAAAGTCCGTTTCTCAGCGTCTGAGCCTGTATCTGCGGCGCAGCCTGGAGGCCGGACTGTATCGTCTGCTGAGCCTGGCTATAATACGGCGAGAATTGATCAAGCGAGTTCTGGTAAAGGTTGCCGGCCTGCTGCTGATACTGGTTGAGGCCAGCCGTCAGATCGCCGCCGTATGCCTGCGTTTGCTGGTTAAGCAGTCCCTGCGCGCTGGTGACGCCAGAGCGGGCGGCGTCCTCAAGCCACTGCGGGATCTGGTTTAGCGAAAGGCCATAGCTGCTGCCCTCAGACTGTCCAGACTGATTAACATCCGACGTGCCGGTTTGCCGCGTAGAGCTATTCTGCTCCTGCTCCGTCTGCGTCTTAGACTTTGTGCTGCTGCTCTGGTTCGTCAGCGATGGAAGAGCATACATCCATTCGTTAGCCATTTTATTTTCCCTTACATCGGCGGCTGGACAACGCCGCGCGTTGCGACGGTTCTAATTAGGTTGCCTGCATCATCCACAGTGATCTCGTAGACAGTGCCGTTTGGCGATTGCAGCAGGATCTGCGGCTGGATGATATTCGGGCCGGCAAGCAGGCCGATGCGCCGCGCAAGCTGAGACAGAAACGACGTCATCCAGATCGCGTCGTATTTCTGAGGGGCCGCGCCAAAAGATGGGAAGGCTGTCGGCTTTGTCGGCGTCGTCATCGAGCGCCCCCACCCTTGACGACATCAAACCGGATCTGGCCGACGCTCCAATAGTTGTCGCTCGTCGCCTCCACCCGCAGGCGAACGTCTTTGCCCGTCACGCGCGTGTCAGTGTAGCCATCCACCCTTGGCACATACGGGCCGTAGAGCGTCTCTGTCTGCGTCGGGGCATACCGAGAATAGAACTTGATCTGATAGTTGGTTCCGACGCTGTCAGGATCCGTAGACACCAGCGCCTGGTTGATGTCGATGTTTTGATCGCCCTGGCCGAAATCCAGAATAGACGTCTCAGCCCAGACGCTGCCGACGCGGCTTGCGCCGTTTTCTAGCCAGCCGTCTTCCTGCTGGTAGACATAATTATCGATACCAGCTGCGATCGGGTAAGCCGCAGTATTCGCGCCAACCGCTGCCGTTCTCTGACGCTGGCCTCTGATCCAGATATTGTCGGCGTAGTTCCAGATCACATAGTTGTTGCACTCGCCATTAGGCGCATTCAGATCCGGGTATTCAAACCAGAACTCAGGGAAGACGCCGCTTTCGTGCATATGCGCGCGATAGTTCCCATACAGCGGATCGTAATTGTTCTTGATGTCGCCGAACATCGGGCATTGGATCTGCCGGATTGCGCCGCCGTCGTAGCGCCAGAAGCCAGACTGTCCGAACCATACCGTTGACGAACCGCCAGAGGCGATCGCATTTGGGGCAGAGAACGTCGTCGTGCCGAGCTTTTCAGCGCCATAAAAATACGGCGCGCCAACATAGCGAACCAGGAAGCATTCGTGCTGCGTCAGGACGAGGATGCCCTCCTTGACGCGAACGCCGGTAATGATCGGAGAGGTTGCTTCCAGATCAATATAGCCGGCCTGCCCTGTCGTCGTGTTGAACGTCCAACCATTGTAGTTTTCGAAATCGCTCCAGGCTATGCGACGCGGGTTGCCGCCAGCGCCCATAAGCATGACAGATCGCTCAGCCGTGACTGCCACTGCGTAGTTATTTGTCGGGGCATTCGACGGGACGTCCATTGGCGGGACGTTTGAGTTCGTCGGGGCGAGATGAAGCAGGCGGCCATCTGACGAGCAGACAGAAAGGAGATCCTGGCCGAACGACGCGAAGCTCCAGTGATCCGGCTTGCGGAAGATCGGCGGGTTGTAGTTGCGCTGGCGTCCATATGTATCTTGGCCGACGATCTGAGAGGCTGTGATTGTCGGGCTTGTCGAGCCGCTGGTGTTGATCGGCGTCTTGTTCTTGCCGATCGCCGTGATCGTCGTGCTGGAAACCGTTTGCGATGTATTGACGGTATAGGTGCCTGTGCCGCCGGATCCCGTGCCAAGCGCGGTGATGTAGGTGCCGCCGGTGACGCCAGTGCCGTTGATGAAATCGCCGACAGCCAGAGAGCCGCTAGATACAGCCGACACCGTCAGCGTCGTGCCGGAGATCGAGCCGGTGACAGTTGAAGGCCCGCAGAGCCGGAATGTATTTGCATCCACTGGGATGACATAATACGGGGTGTTTGCCGACAGCCCTGTCGGAAGCGCGCCACCGCCGGAGAGCGTGAACTTGATGACGTCGTCAGTCGTCAGGCCGTGGTTCGTCCAAGTGACGACGCCGGGTGAGGCGATCGACACAGTAACAATGCTGGACGTGTTCACCGTTGAGCCGAACGGATCCCAGATCGTCTGCGTGTCGCCGTAAACGAGGGTGCCGTAGCCACCGCCGCCGATCGACAGCATGGAGACAAAGTTCGACGGCGTAACGTCATTAAGAACGCCAAACAGCACTTGGATGCCTGTCTCAGTCCCGATCGCCGTCCATTCGCGAGACGAGCTGTCGCGCCACTGAAATAGGCCTCGAATTTTGGAAGGCTGAGCTGCCTGCGTAATGCGCGTCGATCCGCCGATCGGCATCATGGCGCCAGACAGCCAGCGCACGTTTGAGGTGTCCCACCAAGTGTTAGGGACGTCATAAGGCGTTGCCTGACGAACGACGCCAGGCTGCACCCTCATCGGGACAAAGGCCAATGCAGTATCCTTTAAGAGAGCTTCGTCAGCTTGTAGTGCGTCGTCAGATATTCATCGACGAGATCATCAACGAGGTTTGAGATCGCTCGGATGTTGCCAGCGATATTATCGCGGTTTTTGTCGATCCATTTTGCCTCGGCAGCGATATGCTCGGCGATCTCATCAGGATCTACTGTCTGCTGCTTGACGTCGCCGATAAGGCCATACGCGCCCTGGTGAGCTTCCACGACAGTATCCACCTTGTCGATCAGGCTGTCGTAAAATTCGCCGAGGACGTTATGCCGAAAGCCGGAGGTTTCCGCCCAGTGTGCGAGGTGGACAGCGTTGCGAGTTGCAAAGACGCGGGAGATAAGCTCTTCGATCATTTATTCCTCACGTCCAAGAAATGTAGATGTAGCCGGAGCTGCCTGGATCACCATTTCCGGCAATGCCATAATTCGGAATGATGCCGCCTTGGCCGCCATTTCCAGCTGAGCCGATCTGGATCGGTATTGAGGCGCCGTAATAATTTTTGATGCTGCTCCAACCCATGACATCAATGTCAAAGATCAGGCCGTAGTTCTTGCCACCCTTGCCGCCTCTGCCGCCGTTGCTGCCAGCAAAATAATATGGGAAATAACTAACAGACTGGCTGCCATATCCTGTGCCACCAGATCCGCCAGTCCTTACGCCTGTATCATCTGGGTATGTCGCCGCGTTCGATCCAGTGTTGCCGGCATTATTGACACCACCGCCTCCACCGCCACCACCGCCATTTGCCGTCAGCGCAAATGATTGCCCGACACCGAATATCGTTTGTCCCCCTGCGCCACCGCTGGATCCATCATCATGCGATGTCGTGTTTTTGAACTCACATCCTCCACCACCACCGCCACTGCCACCGTAAACGGTGACATAGAGCTTATTGAACAACGCAGGCAGAGTTATTGATGAGCCAGATGTATATGTGTTGTTTCCAGCAACGACTGGGCTTCCTGCCTGCGTCGAATAGAAATCTGTGAAAGCGATCGCATTAGGACTAGCCGGGAAATACCCGGTGCTGTTGTCTGGACGGTAGAACAACGTGCCGCGATAAGCGTTCAGATTATTCCCGCGCCCGCTAAAGCCGCTTGAGCCGTTAATATCCAACATGCTCAACGGTGGCCGGTTGCCGCCATTAGGTAGCATCAGCGCGCCTCCACAGCAGCTAGGCGAGCATCGATATTTTTCAGAGCCTCAATCAGGACGCCGGAGATATTGCCGTATGCTACCGACAGGGTGCCGTCATTGGTATGCACAACCTGTGGCAGAACCTCCTGCATCTCCTGGGCGATCACGCCGACGCCGGCCTTGTCGTCCTCAATGCGATCGTAGAACACACCGCGCATCCGGCGAACCAACGACATCGGATCTTGGATCGTCTCAACATTCTTTTTGAGCTTGGCGTCGGAGTAAGCGGTGACGTTGCCAGCGGCTGTGAAATTGCCGGAGGTGTCCCAGTAAGCCAAGTTAGAGCCGCTGCTATTCTTCCAGCCAGCCGCCGAGGCGTTGCCGTAGAAATATCCGCCAGAGCTGCCGACAGTGATCGTGCGCTCGCTGGAGCCGCTGACGATCGACAGGTTGCCCGTCATTGACGTGGTGCCGGAGACTGACAGGTTGCTGGACAGCGTGGCCGCGCCGCTGACGGCGAGCGTTGATGTAAGGGACGTCGCACCAGATGCACTGAGCGTCGTTAATGAAGCCGCGCCGGAGATCGTGCCTGACACCGACAGGCTACCCGACATGCTCACGTTGCCGCCTGAAACGACAAGTTGAGTTGAGCCGACTGTTAAGCCATTAGAGGCCAGCGTCGTCGCGCCGATCACATTGAGGGTGCTGGAGAGCGTTGTAGCCCCGGAGACGCCAAGAGTGCTGGAGAGCGTCGTGGCCCCGGTGACAGCGAGCGTGCTGGCTAGCGTCGCCGCACCGCCCGCATACAGGGTGCCTGCTCCCGCGCTTAACCCGGCAGCTGTTATTGAGCCAGTTGCTGTGACGTTCCCGCCCGTAACCTGGAGCTGCCCAGAGCCGACGTTGAGGCCGTTGGCGGCGAGAGTGGTTGCGCCGGCAACCGACAGCGTTCCAGAGAGGGCTGCATTGCCGGTGAGAGCGGTTGTGCCAGAGACTGCGAGATTGCCCGTCGTGCTGACATTGCCGCCGGAGCAGTTTAGCTGCCCCGCTCCGACGTTGAGGCCGTTATAGGCAAGAGCTGTTGCACCAGTGACAGATAACGAGCCGCCAAGGATCGTTGCACCGGAGCCGCTTAGCGTGAAGCCGCCCTGGAAGGTGACGTTAGAGCTGACGGTGAGCGTCGTGGAGAGCAGCGTCGCGCCGGACACCGTCAGGCCACCCGAGGCCGTGACATTGCCGCCCGTCACGCGCAGCTGGCCGGAGCCGACGTTTAAGCCATTCGACGGGAGGTTGATCGCGCCCGCCAGCGTTTGAGCGCTCGTCAGGATGCGCGACACCATGTTGGCGTCAATCGTGTCCAGATCGGCGTTGAGATGCGCGCCCCAGGCATTCGTGTCCGAGCCGATCTCCGGCTTCGTCAAATTGTATGTCGGGGTAAACGTATTAGCCATGTTTAAGCCGCCTGCTGTTGCGGTGTGAATGACGATTGAATAGGCGTCCAGACTGCGCTGCCTGGCGTCTCAGTCGGGGTATCCGCGACGCCATCCGAGATCGCGATGCCGCCGATCGGCGCACCACCAAGCGCGCCCGTCGGGCGAACATTCGCCTGCGGCTGCAGCGGAGTGATCTTGTCCCAGTAAGCCACGCTAGATGCCGGTTGCGTCCAGAGAGCGCCAATAGCGCCGCCAGAGGGTGGCGATGCAGTTGCAGCTATCGGAGCGCCGCCAATAGCCGAGCAGCCAAGAGCGCCGCCGATCTGCGTGACGTTGCTCGGCGGGAGAGCCGGGTTGACGCCCTGCCAGAAGGCCTCGCCATTAGCCTGCGGCGTCCATACAGACGGCCCAGAGGGAATAACCGCCCACTGAACCACAATGCCGCCAGACGCGCTGTCAGGAGCTTCTGAGGCATTCAGGACGACGTCAGCGACAACGGATGAGTTAAATGCCGCCGTGTCTGGCGCTTCAACCAGAGCAAACGAGCAGGCGTCGAATACCTGGCCCGCAAAGGAGGCAATGTCCTGCGCCTCTGTCGCCGCCAGATTAGCCAGCGTTACCGCAGAGGCAGAACCTGACGCAGTATCCTGCGCCTCGGTGACAGCAAGATCGGCAGACGCGACAATGGCTGTCGTGATCGATGCGGTATCAGACGCCTCAGTTGCGGCGAGATCCGCATAGGCCGGATCTATCTGAGCCGAGCCAGAGGCCGTGTCCTGCGCCTCTGTCGCCAGTAGGTTGGCGAGCGTGACAGCGGAAACGGATCCAGACGCGGTGTCAGCCGCCTCAATGGCTGCAAGATCAGCAGTGGCGGTAATTGATAGGCTGGCGGAAGCGGTGTCATAGGCTTCCGTTACAGCGAGGCTCGCCGACGCGACGATGTTAACCGTAGCGGCGGCGGTGTCTTGAGCTTCAGATACAGATAGTCCAGCAACCCGGACTACAAACCCCGCCGTCGATACTGCTGCTGACGCAAGCGGGGCAAAACCGAGCATTCGTTACTCTTTCGGCTGAGACTGGTTCAGTTGCTCATTGGCCTGCTGCTGGAGCTTCTGGATAATCGGCGCAACCTCGATGTAAGCGCCACGTCCGAGGTTAGCGAAAACGACGTTCCATTCCGCAACCGATAGCTCAAGCGTCATATTCTGGCCTTCCATTGTTTTACTCACTCCAAGGTAATACCGGAGAAGCTTCCGGCGGTGTGATCTGATTTGCGATTTGCTGATCCAGATAGCTCTCGATCTCGGCGATCTTGCCCTGCCCCATTGACGACTGAACCCAGGACAGAACCTGATCCTTCGTCAGCTGGTTGTAGGGCGTAAAATCGCCTTCTGGATCAAGCTCAACCATCTGTGAGCCAGCGACAGTCGCCTCATGCTCGCCGTCTGTCGCAGTAACGCGCCAATAGACGACGAACACGACGTCGTTGAAGCCGTCTTTTTCCGGGTATGCGTCAAGACGCTCCGGCGTCCATTCGTATGTGTTCATCACGCCACCCAAGGAAGCGGAGGCCGGATAACCGGCGGGTTGATTTGATCCTCAATTTGTTTGTCGAGTGCAGCCTTCTGTGCTTCGAGCGTCTCAGCGCCCATAGCATCCTCAAGCCACCCAATGACGATAGCTTCCGTTAGTTCCGCGTAGGGAATGTAGGTTGCAGACGGATCAAGGGTGACTGCCTGCGAACCGTATATATCTGCGTTGTGGCCGTTGCCGTCAGTCGCCTGACGCCGCCAATGGACGGTGAACACAACGTCAGTCTTGTTGTCTTGCGTAGGATAGCAGTCGAGTTGGGAGATTAGCCATGAATATGTATTGCTCATTGTTTAGCCTCTAGTGCGGATACTTTGGCGGCGAGTTCTTGGATTGCTTTTAACATCATCATCGGGAGAACAGAGTATTTGACAGCCTTAGTCGGCTTTTTTCCTTCTTCGGCTTTATCATCGCATACAAGCCCAGGAAATACTTGTTCCGCTTCCTGTGCAATCAAACCAAGCCAGTCATTAACATCACCGTCATCCTGATAATTCCAAAGGTATTTGACGACGCGAAGTTTGCACAGATCATCGAGATAGCCGCGCGCATCCCGTATGTTTTTCTTCAGTGTTACGTCAGATGAGAAAGTAGAAGCGCCATCGGCACGCAACGCATACGATGTTCCGCCGCCGTTTGTGGCATACATGAAATAATAAGCAGATGTCGTTGCGGAGGCATTATTCAGGTTGCAACCTATTGTTGATGATCCAGCACCACCAGAGGTATTCCTAAAATATGCGCTATATCCATTCGACGCGCTATTAAGAACAGTAAGCCCATTCGGTGAGGCATAAGCTGTCGTCGTCCCAACCAGCAGGTTCCCGCTGCCATCTAGCATCAATTTATTGTTGCCAGCGTAGTCATTAAATGCAGCAATATAACCACCACCAGATGCACCACCAGCAACGCGCAATCCGTAACCAGTTGCTGACGAATTGTTGAAGTTAACAATAACGTCGCCCGCGACAGATGTATCGGCTTGGATTTTTCCGGCAAGCGACAAAAGTGCAGAGCCGAGAACACTTGTTGTGCCCAAAGATAACTGGCCGCTGGCGTTTAGCGTCATCGCCTGCGTGAAGCTGATGGGATTGCCTGCGGTGCCGTAGGCAGCTGTGAACCAGCGATGACTACCTTGATACTGTTGATATTGAGATGCGTAATCAGTATTTATATATTTAAGGCTTGTTCCGTCATAGTAGGTATTGCAATACACTCTGGCTGTCGAATTTGCGTCACTAACTAAGGCAGCCGCTGGACCAACCTGAAGCGCTCTAAAGGTCGACGTCCAAGCACTCGGCGTAACACCCAGTCCTAAATTTCCTGCGGCGTCGAGCCTAAATTTTTCAGAGCCGTTTGTTACAAAGCAGATTGGAGATGAATAGTTGCTATACAGAAACGCGGCGTATGCGGGCAGTCCATAATCAGTTCCGGCTGAATTTTCCGTTCCAAAATAGAAGCTGCCAGAATTGTTTATCATCCTGACAGCATTAGAACTTGTCGCTGTGCTGTTCTGACAGATTAACGCTGTGCCGCTTGAGGATTTTATGGTTCCAGCGACTTCCAATGCTTGTCCCGGCGACGAAGTGCCAATTCCAAGCCGCTTATTCGTATTATCCCAGAACAGATTGCTGTCTGAGCTATACGTTGACGATCCGCCAAACGGAATGCGGCCTGCGTCAAGCGAGCCAATGCCCGTGCCGCCGTTCGCAACCGGGAGCGTGCCGGTGACGCCGGTAGCAAGAGGCAGGCCCGTTGCATTGGTGAGCGTGGCGCTGCTAGGCGTTCCAAGCGCGCCGCCAGATACGACAATGTCAGCCGCCAAGGCCGTGATATAAACCTGGGCGTTCGTCGTGACGCTGATCGCCGACGTGCCGTAGGTGGTGCCGTTGAAAGACTGTGTAACCGTGCGCGAGAGCGTGCCAGCAACCGAGTTAAACGTGCCGGTGCCGATCTCCCAGTTGACGCCGTCCTCAATCGTATAGCTGACGGTGTCGCTGTTCTGCGCGCCAGCAGACGAGAACGTCTGGTAGCCGGCGACAGCAACGCCAAGAGACAAAGCGCCGGTGCCGGTTGACGTCACCGTCATCCGCGCGCGGTTATACATCTTTGAAGGCATTGTGAACTACCTTACCCGTGAGTAATTGTGCCGCTAGAGAGCGTGACGCTCTGTCCCGACGAGATCGCCGTCGCGTTGATGATGATGTCAGAGGCGCTGGTGCCGACAGTCAGGCCGGAGACGATCACATTGCCGGCGTTGTCGCGCAGCTCGGCTTTCTGGGCCGTTCCGGTGCCAATAGCTGTTGACGTCAGTGGAGTGCCAGAGATCGTCAAAACAACCGTGCCGGTGCCAGATACTGTGCCGGGGGTTGAGCCAAGGGTAAACTCAACCAACCGGCCAGTGGAGCCGGACAGAGTGCTATCGCCGATGACGAGCTTGCCTGTAGATGCAGAGCCGACAGACGTTGCCGCAGTCTTGCCGGCGATCAAGTCGGCGACGAGCTGCATCCGGTTTGTTTTAAGGGTTGTGGAATAAACGACAGACATTGTCAGCTCCTATTAGCGAAGGCCGACGATATTCGTCGCAGTGGTGCCAGTTGCCCAGACGAGCGACACGCGAATAGGAAGGACGGTGCCAACCGGGACTGCCGTAAACGTGACAGCGTCGCCGTTCTCAGTCGTAACCTTCACGTTGCCTGCGCCGCCGATATACAGGCGAGCGAACACATTCGGATCCGTGTCAGACGTCGTAACCGCCTGCGCCGTATCAGCGCTGTGAGCGAAGAATAAACCCTGTGCCATGTTTCCCTCTCAGAAGCCCTTACGAGCCGCGACAAGTTTAGTTTGCGGACGAATTGAGCGATCCGCCTCAACTTCGATGTCATTCAAAATGGACTGATAGATGCTTTCCCAAACCTGGATGCGCTCATCGTTTTTGAGATACGGCGCGGTATGCACCAGACAGCCATACAGGTAGAGATCGGGATATTGCGTCAGCGCCCAGTTGGTGGGGTTGCCTGTCGAAAGCGCCGGAAGGTTGGAATAGTACCACATCTCAAGGGTAGCTGGTGCAGCGCTCGCCGGAGGCGGCACCATGCGGAGCGTCTTGCCCATGATCGTGTAGTAAATAATATTCTGCGTCGGCGCGAAATACGGCGGCAGAACCGGCATAATGGTTGACTGAGGCTGCCAACCCTGTGACTGGATCGTCATCGACTGATCCGGCGTGATGTAGATCATCGGGATCTGCGTATCCTGATCCATCAGCTGATACATCGACAGATAGTCAGTCGGAAGCGGCGCATAGTCATTCACAACGCTAGCAATGGCTCTCGTAATTGAGCCTGGATGCTTGATCCGCGCCATGTCACGAGAAATGCGCGTCGTCGCCATAACCGTAAAGTCTGGAATAACAAACGTCAGATCCTGACGGTTCAGGGTATCGCTGATCTTGTTGCATAAACCCTGATAATTAGCCGCGAATGTCGGATCTGCGTATGTCGTCACAGGCTTATCTCTCGGGTTTTATACATGCGGCCTTCGGTATTCAGCCATTTCCAAAGAGCTTTTTTGTCCTGCCAGATCCCTTTTTTCATCAGATCGTGCATGACAAGCATCGGAACGCTGGCAACCTTCACGTCGTCGCCTAGCTTCTCAAATTTGGAATAGCTGCCGCGCTGCTCATGGGCAGACTTGAGGATGTGTTCGACATCCTGTGTGCTTTCCAGATGGACACCGCCATCCTGCTCAATAACGAGCCTCTGGCGAACACCATTTACTGGATCATAGTCGAAGTTTTTATCATCGATCTTGCGATAATTCTCGGCCATTCATTTGCCCATAAAAAAAGGCCGCCCCGAAGGACGGCCTCTCTGTTGTTGGTAGTAAGGTTGGACTTACGAAGTCGCCTGATTGGCTATCACGGCATGCGCGTAAGGAGAGTTCACAACCAGCGTGTATTCGACGATGAGCTGCGATTTCTTCGCGTCGCCCGTGCGAGCCAGTTCGTTACGCTGGAACGGACGGAGATACGCAACCTTCGCGTAGTCGGGATCGACAAGGTAGCCAAACGCCTCATTGACAAAGAGATCAGGCACGAACGCCAGATCACCGAAGTCGCTGAGATACAAATCAGCCGCGCCGACGATCACGCCCTGCTGGCCGTTGTTGCCGGTATTGCCACGGCTGTCATGCAGCGCGGTATTAATGCGCGTGGCATTCAGGCCAGCAAACGCGCCATACAGCGGCTTGTTGACAGGGCCAACCAGCAGCATCTTCGGCTCGCCACCGTTGCTGTAGAGAGTCTTAATGGCGTTCTTCAGGTTGGTTTCCGAAGGAGCCGCAGCGCCAGACGTCAGCGTCCAACCAGTCGTCGGAACGCCGGCATAAGACGAAGCGCCACCCGAGAACACCGGGCCAGTGACAGTGCCGATGCCGATGCCGTTACCAGCCGGCGTTTGAGCCGTCGAACGGATCCACGCCGGAAGGCCAGCCAGTTTGCGAGCCGTCGAGCTGTTGCCCGCAACCGCGCCCTGGTTCGACAGGAGGATCTTCTCCATGTCGCGCTTGAGTTCCTTACCATGCTTAGCGATGGTATAGGCCTCAATCGTTTTCATACCAGCCGCATCGACTGCGCCGGACGTGCCGGACACAAGCAAGGTTTTCTGGCTGATCTGTGTATAGTTACCATTACGCGTAGGAGCGGCAAAGTTCGTCGTGGAGCTATCCGCGTCCGCGCCTTCAACCGCCGCGTTGCTGCCATCAGCGGCATACAGAACGTCAGTCTGCCCAGAATGTTACTTTCGGCCCGTTCTATGGCCTACATACCGCTTCACAGCGGCGGGAGCCTACTTCACTTCGGCTCCTCTTACGGTTTCCCGTAAGTTCAGGCTCTATCTTCACCCATTTGGGTGTCTGGCATATTAGTCGTTGGGGATAGCCTACGGGGGTGCAGAGCGCGATGCTCATATGCCCCTGCTGAAGCCCATTCATCTACACGTTGCTGTTTACGGCTGATATTAAACCGCGCACCGCTGTCTACCCAAGATTGCATCTTAATAGTGAACCGCGTCGGGATTTTGTATCCCGGCTTGCGTGGCTCTTCCTGAGAAACTTTGCCAACCATGATACCAACACTTCCCAGAATTTTTACAAACTCTGGCACCCAGACGTCGCAGGACTTAAAGCCCATATAGAAACGTCTGTTTGTCGTGTTTCGGTTCGCAGCGACAAAACCTTCACTATCCATCAAGCCAGAGATAAACCAGAGTTTATCTTGTCGGCTCCAAGTTTTGGCGGCGTCTGGGATTTTTTTCTTCCCGTCAGTCACCTCAACCAGATGCTTGGCAATCTCAGGATCACCGCATCTGAGCGAATAGTTAGGCTTGCTACTCTTACTTACAGCGTGTTTATGAATTGAAATTGGCCTGTCGGTAAATTCCGATAAAGCCGCTTTCGTAGCTTCAGCAAAATCTTCGTCAATCGTGTTTAGGCGAAATGTTGGATAGCCTTGATGGGCTGTCACACACCCATCGCCTAGAAACACACCGAGAAGATATGCGTAACTCTTTCCTGCTGATTGTCCAATCTTCATGACTTTTCCTCTGCGGGGCATGAAGCTCTAAGGAGTTTCCAGCATATAGCCAGATTTTACATGAGCAAGCAGATATATTTACTCATGGTAGGTATTATCGCACGACGTGCGGCCCACGTTGTTCATAAACGGGGTGCGCGTAGGCGAAATGTTATAGATGATGTCCTCGAGATCTTCACGGATCGAGTTCGAGTAGTCGTAACGAGTAACGACGGCCATTGTCGTTTATCCTTTTATAGGAGTGCTTTGATAGCCGCTGCGGCATCTTCCACGCGGCCTGATGAAGAGAGACGTTTGCGCGCGTCAAAGGCTTCCCGGTTTCTCAACGCCTTTTTGGGATTTGACGGAGCAGGAGAAGGTTTCAAAGCCCGTTCCAACGGCGGGGCATTTGGCTTCGGCCTGCTTTTCTGCAGCTCGCGCCAACGCATACCGTCAGCCGCTATCGCCACAAGGCGGGCATCGTAAGCCTGGCTGATTTCCTCATCGGAAAAGCCACGGCCTTTTAGATATTCCTGCACCTTGATACGATCGCGATCGTAGACTTTTTTGTCTTTCCACTCGGGGATTAGCTCGGGGAGCTTAGCCGCGTTCTCTGCCACAAAGGCTTGGAGTTTACGTTGCTGCTCAACCTGGCTCTCTTGCATCATCCGCTGCTGTTCAGCTTTGGCTGCTTGCAAGTCGCCGAGCGCCTGCTCATACATTTCCTTCTGGCGGAGATACGCGGCAGGATCGACATCAATCAGCGAAATATCCGGCGCTTTGGGCAGGGTTTCCTGCATCCGCTGCGTTAAAGCCGGCAAAAGCTGAGCATAGATCTCGCGCTCTTGTTTGGCCTTATCCAGTTCTTCGCTAAACTGGTTTCGTTCCTCGTGAAAAGCCTGTTTGGCTCGCGTATAATCCTGCTGCCTCTGATAGCCGGCTAACGCTTCTTTCAGACTGACTTGCTCTTCCTTGCCGTTAATTTTAACGGTGTAGAGCTGATCAGCCTGCTGATCGTCCTCGGCCTCATCTTCGGCTTCTGGTTGAGGTGCATCGTCCGCATCATCCTCATCGGATGCCGTCTCAGCGGAGACTTCCTCGTCGTCAGCGTCATCAGCCGGAGCCTCTGGCGCTTCCTCTGCTGCGGCCTCTACTTGTGGCGCTTGCCGTTTCTCGGGCTTTTTGCCCGACAGCATGGCCTCAATTCGGGACGCAGCTTCCTCTACTGATCCAGTCTCGTTTTGAGTTGCTGGAGCAGTCTGAGTATCTTCAGACATATATTTTCCGTGGGGTTACGTCAGCTATCCGGCGTGCGGGACGCGCGGGATAGTTTCTCTCGACGAACCGCTTGTGCCTTGCTGACTTGCATGTCCTCGATGAGAGCTGTCAGCCTCACCTTGAACATTCTTGCGCCGCGCACGAGGTGAAATGCCTCTTCGCGCTCAGCCGGCGTTCTGTATTGTCCGTTCGCCCACGCTTCGATGGTTGCAGTCTCTAACTGCTCCATCGCGATCTTGTAGGCGTCAGATGTGAGTATGTTTTGCGCTTGGCGAGCGATCTGCTCGATGTCGATATCTGTCACTGAGCCATCATCGGAGGCTGAGCATTAGGCTGCGGCTGCTGTTGCTGCTGCTGCTGTGACGGCATACCGATCTGCGACAATACCTGTGCAGACGCCATTTTCTCGCGATCGATCAATTCTTGCGCGAGTTGCTGGATGTCTTGGCGAGGCTTGCGCGTCATCTCAATGATCGAGGGCCAGTCAACCTGAACACCAGACTTAGCGGCGATCTCTGCCGCTTTCAGGATGATGTTGCTTTCCATCTCATCGCGCTGCAGATCGGCGTTAAGTTGCAGTTTCGCGCGCTCAATACCCTGCTGCTGCAATTTAGCGAACGTATCCGCCTGCGCCTTGGCGAGTTCAACCTCGGCTAGCAGGACATTTGGATCCTTCTGGTTAGCCTTTGCCGCCGCCTGCTGCTGAGCAAGCATCTGCTCCTGTTGAGGGCTTATCGGGCTGAAGAAGCTATCCGGGTTTTTATAACCAGCCTTTCGAACGATCTGGCTTAGCGTTTGCTGATACTGGCTCAGTTTTACAAGCGGGTTGTCTAACCCCATGAGCTGCAGGATCTGCTCCTGCTTCTGGGCAACCGTCGTCAGGAAAGCCATTTGCTGAGCATCGTCGCCACGGCCAAGAGCCACGGAGACGGTGCAGTCCATGTTGGCGTCCCAGGTAGTCGGATCAACCGGCACCCACTCACCACGCAGGCGGATAAGAAGCGGCTTATCCTGATGACGCGTGATCAGCTTGAGCAGGCCGGTAAACAGCTGCTTCATGCCGTTCTCAGCAAAGGTGCGTGCAATAAGCTCGATACGCTCTTGCGCCGCAGAGATCTGAGCTGTAACCGCAGCCCGCGTGGTGGACTGCAGGAGATCGGCATCTAAGCCCTGGCTCGTCGGAGTAACGCCGGTGCGCTGAGCCTTGATCTGATCCATATACTCAATGATCGGCATGGCCGACTGGCCGACAAATGGGGTAGACAGATCCTGAACCGCCCCGATCTGACGCATACGAATAACGGCTCCAACCTCCTTATTCAGGACGTCGTCCATATTCGCCTGCCCCTCAACAACGGCTGTGCGAGGGAAGATCGACTGAGCTAAACTATCCAGCGTGGCCCGCATAACGTGGCTCTTGATGCGCTGGAGATCCATCGTCACGTCAGCGATAGAGTGTCCAAACATCGTGTGCGGCTCTGGATCTGGGCAGAACACCGCAAACGGGACGTGATCTACTATTTCGTCCTTGAGGACGAAGCATTCCTGTCCGATGCACTCAATGCAACGCAGCTCGGCAACACCGTCGCCGTCCTTATCTACGCGCATGAAGATCTTCATATATTTCACGCGACGCATTGACGGATCGTCATTGTCAGTCGGGAAGTAGACGCCACGGTTACGCTCATAATCTTCCATCTGAGCGATCCAGAGGTTATCTTCCCCTGGCGAACCGTGTTCTACAATATCTTCCTCGTCGTAACCCATCTCAATAAGTTCAGAGACGGTTACGAGATCCCGGTAGCCGACAAGATCAAAGAACTTGTCCGTGTCCCTCGCTCGTCTGTCGCAGATGAAGCATTCGGGTGGTAGCGCGCGGACACGGTATTTGCGCTCCTGATCAACCAGCCGGACGCAAATTGAAAACGTCGGCGGTTCGATAGGGCTGATCTGTGGTTCCGGGTTTGCGTAGACGAGCTGAGCATTCGGGTTTTGCTGCATCATCAGCAAAAGCTGATCATTCGTGATGCCGCTGAAATGCCGCTCAGTAACGCGATCTTCGCTTTCCGCCCACCAGGTGACGACACCTAGCTTTTTCAGAAGGGCATCCTTAAAGGCGGAATAAAGGATGTTGAACCCTGGGTTCATCTCGTTGAAAACGAAATTAACCGCATCCGACGCCTGATCAGCAACCGGGACATCCTCGCCAGTGCGAGGCATGTATTCAACAATGCGCTGGCCCGACGTAAAGATACGCATCAGGCTCGGCATGATCGCCTGAATGGTGTCACGCACCTCAGACAGAACAACCTGAGATCTGCCAGGCTCTTCGTCACCAAACGGAGAACCGCGATAATACTCAGCAGCCTGAACACGCGCCGGGGTGATCAACGTGTCAATATACGTCTCAGACGCTTGAACGGCGATCTTTACTCTATTCTGAAACTCAAGCTCGCCGAGCGGGTTGAGCTTCTGACGCATATCAGAGTCGCCGGGGCCATAAGACGTCGCATCGCCCTCTTGTGCTTCCTCCGCCATCTCTAGCGGATCGGCGTCATCTTCCTGCTCTTCAGGAAGCGGCGTGGCCTCAAGGGCTTCTGTCAGGCCGACATCCCTCGGGCTAGCCGAAGGACGCGAGCGGCGACGTCTCGTGCGAGCCATAAATTAGCAGCCTTTGCTGTTCTTAAAGCTCATGCCGTGGCCGACAGTATTCGACGTTTTCACACGGCCAGACGCAGGCGGCTTAATGCCTTTGCCATTCGCTCTAGCCGGAGCATTCGATACCTTCGGCTGCTTGGCGGGATCAGCGCCAGACGCAGCTTTGCCAGCCCCAGACTTAGGAGCCGGGGGGCGCATATTGATCTTAGCCATTTAGATGTTTCCTCTAGCAAATAGAGACGCGTCGCTGCAGCGGCTTACCGGGTAGCCATTTCAAAGCTCGGCCACCAACCGTGGCCGCTTGGCCGGCAAAACTAAGGCAAAGTGCATCTGCGAGATCGGGAGAACGCATTCCGCGCTTCTTCAATTCAGACTTGCTCTCAACCTTAATTTTGCCATTGCTTGAAAACGAGTAAGTCGGGGCGATCAGCTCAGCCCGTAACTCATCATCTTTCGGCAGTCGGACGGCTCGAGTTTCCAGCCAGTCTTTGGCGGCGATCCATAACTCGTCTCTCAGTCGATACGCCTGCTGATTGAGCGCATTGCTCTCTGAGACGTTGACATCGCGAACATTAAAACCCAATTCGCGCAGACGATCGGCGACACCGCCGCCAAGGCCAATGCTGTCCACGCAAATCTCAGCGGGCTTGTCCATATTCGCTTCATGGACAATCCGCCCCACCGTTCCCATCAGATCCTCGCCAGACCAATGGCGCATCTCGATGACGACGTTACCGCGTCGTTTGCAAATTACCGATCTATCCGATCCGTAACGCGCAATGTCGCAGCCAAAGATGAGATCCGCTTGCGGGTCGAGCGCAACGTCTCGCGACATAGCGCTGTCCACAAGATCAGCTGCAATAAGGCTATCATCGTCGCGTAGAGCAAACTCACCAAGAACGCGAACACGGAACGCATTCGAGTTCTCGCCATATGTGCTTTTGATCTGCTCGACGAAGTCTGAACTCACCAACGGAATATCGACGCATGAGACATGCATCGTTTTCCAATCGCCCTTGAGCTGGTGGTGCGTTCTAAAAAACAGTCCAGTGTTTCGCGTCGGGTTGCCGATCAGGATCGTCGTCGCGGAGTGGCCCGACATAGATCCAGCGGCGCTTTCAAACACCGCTTCCGGGATAGCGCTCGCCTCGTCGCAGATGAGCAGAACATGCTCGCTATGAACGCCCGCTAGCGCCTCTGGTCTCTCAGCGGAACTTGTTCTCGCCGTGATGAACGAGCTTTCCGGCGCGCCCTTCTGGACGATGCGATCGGAGAACACGTCGAGGCTTTCGCGCAACGGCTCCGGCAGCTTATTCACCCAGTGCTTAACCTCGGCGAACAGCGCGTCATACAGCTGGCCCGCAGTCGGCGCCGTGCAGACGCTCTTTTGCGGGAGCCGCGTAATCATGTGCCAGATCAGCAGCCAGGCGCAGGCGGTGGATTTCCCGACACCGTGGCCGGCTCTCACCGAGATCCGACGCTCGCCTTTCGCGACATGCATCAGGAACTGTTCTTGCCAGGGCATAGGCTCGGCGCCCAGGACGTTCCTGACAAATTTGACCGGCTCGTCGCGATACGCCGCGATGAAGATGTCGAGCGCGGCAGCGAGATCTGTCATTTATTCAAAAGGCCACGAACAATCTGCATGTTCTCGGGGACATCGTAATCCAGCCAAGGATAACGAGCCGCTCTTTGATCAGCGTCCAAGCTCATGCGCTTTTGCGTCGTTCTTGCCTCGACCTCGCCCGCAGAGCGTCGGTAGGCTTCATTTGCGGCGTATTCCTGAGCAGCCTTGTCCGCGACAGGGCTGGGTTTCTTGGTCATCTTTAGATAGACCTGATAATCCCTATCAGGAGCTAGACCCTCATATCCCGCCGCTTTAGAAAATGTTTCATGGTTCAGAGGCGTCGTCATTGCTTTGACGCGCTCTTTGTAAATTTCCCAGGCCGGCGTTCCCTTCTTCAGGGTTAAATTATTCCCGCCCGGAGCAAACCCCTCACGATTTTGCACAGCATGCTGCATTTCATGCAATGCAGTCGAAAGCGGGTTATCAGATCTTGAGCCTATCCGAATAAATTCATCTACACCGTGAACGCCATCGATCGGAGGCGCGTAAGCGCCGCTGGCTACTCCACGCTGCCCGTAATTTACCTCTATGTCTTTCATATTCGGGTAAGCGTCAAACGCTTGATCGTGGCTTACAACCTCTGGCAGCTTGCCTTCAAAAGCAGCGCCACGTTGAATATATCCCTTTAACGAAGCCCCATTGTCTGGGATTTCAAATCGCCATTTGCCATCGACGCCTTTAAACCATCCAGTCGCGTCCCAGATGCTTTCACGGCTCGCGCCCTCGTCAGCCATTTTTTCGGCATGGGCCAGCTTTGCGTGATCAGCAACCTTGGCGCCGCGACCAAGAAACATACCCGTTTGCGGGGTCGCTCCCAGCATCGTCTCAAACGCGCCCAGGACATCCCCGCCCTGGTATTGCTTCACAGCGTCGCCAGCCGCCTTGTAGGGATCCGGGAGGAGCTGGTCGAGAAGGCCATATGTGCGCGCAGGGAAATCATTCGCCTGGACATATTGCGGCTGTTGCGGGTCTTCCTGGTCATCCAGCAAGCCGCGAACAAAGGCAGATGCGTCCATTTAGCCCCTCAGAAAATCGCCACATTTCATGGAAATCATCAGACCCAGAGGGGACATCCATGAAAACAATCGCATTCGCCGCCGTAACGGCCATCGGCCTGCTTTCGCTCGCCGGTTGTAAATCACAGCCAACTCAGGCCGATCTCGAACTCCAGGCCTACGAGCGCGTCCTCGCCGAGAAGGTCGAGAAAAAGCAGATGAGCGTCGCAGAAGCGGATCTCGCTCGCCAGCAATACCTCGGCAATCTCAGAGCCAGAGAAAGCAACATCGCCGCCTCATACGGGGTAGCTAATCAGGGCAACGCCTATGCGCAGAACTCCACAGCGCTCACAGGCCTCGCTCTCGTCTGCGCAGGCCAGAGAGGCGGCTGCAGATAGAGGCATGCTACGATCTAACGGAGCCACATCGTTTGCAGTACAAACGGCTCGATTTCACAAAACTTGGATGAAACGCCGGGAAAAGGGCTATTTTTGTCCAAATTTTTTGTATTTTTTTCTGGGTGGATTTGAGAAATAGGCAGAGGGGGTGCTGTGTCAGGGGCGGGGCCGATGGTGGTCAGCCCCCAGGGGGGTCTCGACGGCCCGGTCGCTCCTGGTGCGCCGATCTCCCACATATCTCCACACATACACACATCAACCATGCCGCATCTCATTGATGCGCTTGCATGTTCAGCCATACGCAATACAGGTTAGGATGCTGTGCTACGTTGGCGTGACGTCTTTGTAGGTCGTCTCTATCTGCTTGGCCTGGCCTGCAAGGCGCAGCAACGCATCAGCGTGGGCCACAGCGACATTGAC